AGTGCCGACGACATAAAGATCACCACGTTTGTCCCAACACCAAGCATCGGCAGCTAAGAATCCTGCCGAATCATCAAGGATCAACAAACCTCCACCAGCAGCAGGATCACCATGCAAATACCAAATTGAATTAGTACAACCAAAAATAACTTTGTCCCTGCTGTACGGCACTGCATCAATGATCGGTTCCCCAGTCTGTCCTGCATCTGCATTATCACTTGCCACAGGTGATTGTGCATCTAATGATATGTAGTTCCAGTCCCAGGGGTTTGCTTGCCTACCAAGATACCAATACTGCGGGTAATCTTTGTCAGCAGTTAAGAGTGGCCTGCCATTCCAAGCCCTACCAATGTTAGCCTGTGTCGGCATTGTTCCAAAGACTGCACTATTGCCATACACTGTCCAGTCATACCAATGCGGCGGTGACACCTGTGCAGTCCCAGTAAACGATATAGCATTGCCATCATCGTCAGTGCCCGTAACTGTTTCAGCCTCAAACGTAGCAGTAGTTCTAAGTTTACCATAAATTGTGACAGCGCTGCTTAACGCCGTCACATAATCCACAACCATTTCAGCACCAGAAGTCCCACCTGTTAATACTGTTTCAAAATCAGGTGGGTGTGAACCAACATTAGTTGTAGTTATTTTTACATTAACAAAGTCTACTATTTTAAGGTTAGTGCCATTAGCGATAAAACATTTACCCAGCAACTCAAACATTTGGATAGGCTTGCTTGTGTCAATGTCACCGACAGAAGTATCAAGGCGCACTAACGATTCTGCTGAACCATACCATATTTCATTCCCAACAGCTTCTACAATCCGAGTAACTACTTTTTGATCTGAAAGTGGGGACTGGAAATTTGCACCGTAGTTGCGATACATATAGTCATTGCCTTCAGTGGTCCAATTTGATCCAGTATCTGTACTGAAGGCACCAACTATGTCTGAACGCACAGAAGCGTTTTTAACCCACCTAAGTTTTTCTCCAGAAGCTATATCATCAGCATGAAGAACTATAGCATATTTTGTACTTGTTGTCACATCAAGTGGGGTTGAAAGCGAAATTTCAGTCCACACAGCCGCACTACCAGTAGTAGGAAGTGCATTAGCAAGTGTAGCGGAAAGTGTTCCAGTAGCCAGGGCAGAACCAGTTGGTTTGTGGTTTGCATCTGCCGCATATATGTCCAAAGTAACAGCATTTATATCACCAGCACTTTTATATATTGGCACTGCCACACTGTATAAAGTGTAATTCTCACTTGGTATAAAAGAATTAGATGACCACTCATCATCGTCTATGGCTGTTCCTGATACAACAGCCCCCTGATGATTATCGTGTAGCCGCCGCCCATCACGCTCTGCAAACATATAATCTTTGGCAGTATCTTCTGTCCAATCAGTTCCACTATTTGAAGAATAAAACCTCGAACCACCAGCATATGTGGGGGATGATCCATCGCGCCGCCACCCCCATCTATTGCTTGCGTCTCCAGCATCTGAGACCGCACGTATTACAACAGCATAAACAGTACCAGCAGTAAGCACATAACCACCATCAAAATCAACCTCAATCCACTCCCCTACTGTAACTCCGCTGCCCCCATATTCAGGAGCAGTTACCATAGTAGACATTATTAAATCTGTACCATCGGGTTTACCATTACTGTCTACTGCCTGTATAGCAATTTCAAGGTCAATATCACTGGCTCCACTCTCACCAATTTTCAACAGTATTGCCATTATTCTATGCGTGGTAGCTATAGTAAAAGTTTGTGCTTCATAATTAGCACCATAGATTTCATTATATCCATCATCGCCAGTAATGTAGTTTTGTCTTGTAGCCATTATGAATGTTCCTTTCGCAACAAACTTAATAGTTCTTTACGCCCAAAACCACCACGTTCTGCAAGTCTTTCAAGACTCTGTTGACTATCATATAATTGAAAATAATGCTCGTATGCAATCTCTGCCAACCACCAAGGAATTTCAGTAGCAGGTAATCTTGACCTGCCATTTATTTCAACTTGAATTGGGAATCTTTCTTTAATCATTAGTTGCTCACCGTCGTAACTGTTGTAATTGCCGCAACCGGCACAGTAGCATTAGCCCCCTGCTGTGAATATTTTTTTGCTAATCCATCCCGCTGTCCACCGGCAAGCCTGCCGTCAAAATAAGGGCGCACGTTGTTCAAATCTCTGGACGTACCTGGCGGCTGTTGTCCGGCACGTAAGCCTTTGTGCAAGCCTTTATATGGGAACGCAAGTTTCATAATTTACCTTTATAATACCAGGGCCAGGACCATTCCTGACCCCTGATCGAGAAAAATGTGGAGGATTAATTTATAAACATTTTGAACACTGCGCTTATGCGTTACGCACACCAACTTGTGCAAGCCGCACCCAATCAATGCTTAGTTCTGCATCGGCTGAAGTCTGTTCAACTTTTGCCACAAAACTCAAACACATAAGGGCGTTTGGTATGCTTGCAGTAGTCGTGTTCGTGTGTACTAATTTACCATCCTGATAAAATTTAACACTTGTAAGTCCATCAATAACGATGCCTAACTTTGTCCAAGTGTCGTCAGCAACAGAAGCCTTATCTGCACCTTCATTTTCAGCATCACCACGCGAAATGATAGTAGAAAGTTTATCATCGGCAGGACTTCCACCACTATCGCGAAAGAAAGCTGCCTTGTCAACTACGTCATCGACAACACCAGCAGCTATGAGCGTGGTATCAACAGCAGCAAGACCAATGTAGTATTGGTCGTCACCAGTGTCTTTCATCTTTACTCTGGCTTCAAAATAAATTTTCGCGCCGGCAGCAGGAACCACAGCACAGTTTACTAACTGAGCTTCAACACCATCATCAGCAGTGGCATTGCCGGCAGAATCCACAAGCATTCCGCCACCAGCTATACTCAAACGGTGAACACCGCCCTCAGTAACCGCTGTCAGTGTCCAATCGGCAGTAGTGATTGTAGTTGAACTACCAACATTGGCGTTCGGAATTCTATCCATGAAATCATTTTCATATAGGAATCCGCCACCCAAGTTTCGCAGTGCATTAAGATCAACACCGGCCCAAATTGCTTGACTCGGACTATCTTGTGTATCAATAAGAGTGCTTTCACTCATCCCAGCAGTAAGAACGCGCTCAAACCTACAACCAACAATATCGTTGCCGGTGTTTACATACAATACATTCCCTGATGTTTGCTTAAAGACTATAAAAGCATCTCCAGAAACCGGAACCTTAGCAGCAGCAACAGCAGTGCCATTAAAATCTACCCAGTCATCTACAGTAATGTCACCAGTTGATTGTACATAATCTTCAATTAAACCATACATTTGCTTATCAGTGTCAACTACATAATTGCCAATCAATTCATCGTTTGAATCAAAGGTCGTTGTTAGTGTGGCATCAATAAGGCTTGTAGCGTCACCACTATCAACAGTTCCAGTTGCAACCACCTCACCGTCTATATGACGGAAAATACAACCTGGAGCAAAAGCTGGGTCTTTAGTGTTGTTGGCCGGGACAGTAAGTCCCATAGCATCAGTAACGCCATCAACTGCTTTATATAACCGAGTAACCGCTACTTTGGCTACTCGATCACCTATCATATTATCTAAGTGATAACCAATATTTGACCTATTAGCAGGCATTTGTTTTCTCCTGTTCTTTTACGGGTAAAACTACCCCGCTTATTAAATTAATATTAATATTCTACTGAAAGGCTCCACCAATCTATTGAACCTTTGTGTTCAGTAGTGGTAGCACCGTTCTTTAACATAAAGTAAATACCTAATTCTTCACCAAGCGGCATATCACTTGCAGCTAACAGTACGCCGTCAGCAGTCTGTGCTACACCATCTATGTAAGGCAGTACAGTCGTCCCATCACAATAAAAACCAACCTTGTTCCACGCTGATGCAGTTGGCACAACAATACCTGCTTTCTTTACAACAGCTTCACCTGTACCGTCACCGTGAACAAAATCAATTGCATTGCCATCAGCTTGATCGGAATGAAAACCGAGCCAGTCTTTGCCAGTAACAAGATCGCCAGAGTCAACATCAAGTGAATTTACTGCGGCAAGCCCTTCCTCTGCCAGGCCAATAAACATAGCAAGGGTGTTATCAGATACAGTATCTCGCCTCACACGAGCTTCAAACCAGAATTTCTTACCTACTGTTGGCACTATTACACCGCCATCGTGCCCATAAGCTACTATAGAGTCGGCGTTATCATCATTATTACCTTCAGCCCTAAGTACACCGTGTACATCATCGTCCACTGCTTCATGTGTACAACCAGTAGCTTCAAAAAACGTCAAACCTTTCATACGGTTTGTACCGCCAGCGATGCCATAAATATCACCCTTAAAATCCTCAAAGTAATGCGAACCCAACTGAGGATTAAGCATGTATTCAAGTTGTGGACAATTAGCCCAAAGTAAAGGACTTGGACCACGACCAGCAGCAGTGCCCTGGTTCTGTACATCACTTAGAATTGCGGCAGACAAACGTGATGGGATAAGAAGCTCATCAAAGTTAGCTGACGTGTTAGAACCAGCATTTTCATAAACCCTACCATTAGTAGTGTCAATAAATATTCCACCTCTTGCATAACCAGCAATCCCATCAGGCGGGATAGCTGTACCAAAGGCTTTAAGCTTTCCACTACCACTGTTGATTATTGTCCTTGCACTTCCAGACGCCGGAAAAACCGCGTCTCTTATGTCACTCCATCGAAATCTACTCATTTTTCTTCCCTTTCCCTTGAGTAAAACTCAAGTAGTATAAAGAAAATTTAACTATATGTTACATCCAGCCAACTACGATGTTGACGTGGTTGATGTGTCCCACCATAACCTCTTGGTGATCCTGATTTCATTCGTCCAACTGTTCTTGGCCTCATCCGCCCATCAAGTGCGTGTGCCTCCGGCAAGTCCATTTTCATATACTTGCCCATAGCGTCAAATTCTAATGGTCCAAACTCTTCAGCAGCTTCAACCATAATAGCCGAACGAATAGCTATATCAAACATTTGTCCAACGGGGTGCCTTAATCCATCAGTAACAAAATAACTTGTACTTGATGCTGGATCAACAGCAGCCGCTGTGCTCTTGTCTGAATCTGAGAGCCAATCAGCCACAGTAAATGTACAGGTTGTACCGGTGAAGTCTGTCACTACAGCGTATCCATTTTTACCAGTGCCATCTTGTGTGGATATAAACCACCCATTAAAATAGTCATCTGGATAAACATTGGCAAAACTTGAATCAACAAGCGTAGTGCCTGACCCGTCTGATGCAGTACCAGCTAATGCTTTGAGTTTATCAAACCCAATGCGATATGGAAACTGAACTGTCTTTGCTGCCGTTGGTGAGGGATTAACTATAAGCTCCCACTTCCTGTTTAACACTGATCGAATAGCAGCCCTGTTTGGGTTGCCAAGTGTTGTGCTAACTGCATTACCATGCCTTATAGCTGTTTCATGTATCCATTGAATGTGCCCAACGTTTGATTGCTTGGCATATTCAATTTCACCAGCAATCTCACCAAAATTATCAGGCAAAAAATAGCGATGTTTTTCGCCATTTACAGTTGCTACATCAGTAACTGAAAAAGCATCATTGGCAGAAGGTGTCAAAGAAGAAGCATTACCACAGTAATCCAGCCACGCTGCAACAGTGATAGTGCCACCAGACGCAGTATAATCAGTAATCAATGCCTGGATTTGCTGTGTAGTATCGTACACATAATAACTGTTTAAGTCATCATCGGTGTCATACGTAGTTTCCAGTGTCGCGTCAACTAAAGTAGTGGCACCACCTGAATCAACTGTACCTGTGGCCTCAACTATGCCAAAGGTTATGCTTGCTAACTGTTCCTGCCACTTCCAGCCATCGGCAGGCGCGTCGTGAATAAACTTCTTAATACCGTCATTGACTACACCTAAACACCGTTCAAAATCGTGGTAATGAACCGGAATCATAGCACGTTGTTGGCCGTCAGAACCATAGTAAGCTATCTTAGCGGCTTTAGCGACTAACAACACTAAGTCATAGACACTGTATGCCGAAGTAGGTTCTGCCATAATTATTCTCCAAAGAAAAAGTTAATGGGGCGGGCAGAATTATGGCCCGTCCACAACCATAATCTATTTACCGGTAGGACTCTTTACTGCGGCCTCCGCCCCATCACACTGTCTTAGTTAAATCCCACTTGCAAACTTTTCTGCTCCGTAACGAATCCAATCAATCTTGAGATCATCGGCAGAACCAGCAAGAGCTTTTAGGCCCAGAAGAATCGTCAGCGGGGCGTCCAGCTTATTGCCTGTGAGATCATCAATATTCAAAGTCGTGCCAAGTGCAACACCATCCAGATAAAATGTTACTTTCTTCTTACCATCAAACCGAAGGCCCAGCTTCATATAAACATCGTCATAAGTAGTTGTTGCACCAAAGGTCCGCACTGAAGCCTGAACAACAGTTGGGGCACCGCCATCACCTGTTTGATGATAAACAGTGTCCAAATCTTCCTGATTGGTCCCATCACACTTCGTATGAAAACCAATAAAATCATAATCGTTTATTGTAGACGATCCTGAACTATCATCTGTAATAAACTCAGCCGCAAGAAGTTCGGTAGCACCAAGACCAAAAATGGTTGATACATCCGCAGAAACATCGTCCATTTTCAAGCGAGTCTCAAACCAGCAACGTCTGCCACTATTCAGCTTGATAAGCTCATCCTGGAGAATGTTACACCCGATGATAACCTCATCATTTGCACCACCACTACCACTCAGATTTATTACGCCAGCAGCCTCATCAGCCACAACTGCTGTATCAGGATTAGTACCTGTTACCAACCACTGATTACCTCCACCCACATTCTGAACATCGTTAGCAGTAAAGTTGCCAATAAAGTCTTCCCAAATATGGACATAACGCCCAGGCTGTGCTAAAACTGCACCGGAAGGAAAATCCTTCCAAATGTTTTCACTTGGTTCAGCAGCGTTGCCAGCAACACCATATCTTTCTACACTCATTTTAATTTCTCCTCTGATGTGGGGGTCGCCCACATCTGTTACAGTTTTCGGTCGCTGTAACTTTCAAGTAAAATTTATTTACAAAACAAATTTGTGATTAATGTGACTTGTGCATTACGAAACCAACCTTTTTCATGTTGGTACACAGGTTCTGGTGTGCACCATCAAGGAACACAGTAAAAGTAGTATGCTGTGTTCTGTCAGTCATCGGCTCAGATTCAATCATCCAGTAACCTTCATGGACGAACGGAGTAAAGTAACTATAGTCAATGCAATAGATAGGAGCAGTAGCAGTCCCAGAAGCAGGATCAACCACATTAACCAACTGACCAATAGGAACAACAGGCAGCCTATTAAGCATGACCAAACCACCATCATCCACAACCAAGCCACCCAAAACTTCTTTGCCCTTATGGTTATCATCCTTGGCATCAGCATAGTCCATCAGTTCAGCCACAACATCAAAGTCACTATATATACGCTTCTGTGCCCGACGCTCGGCCTGTGAAGGATCAGTAAGGATGATCGGAGCTTTGAATTTCGTCTGCATCATTGCAAGGCGGAATTTCTTAATAAAATCAGGGTTGATAGCCGTGTAAAGTGAAACCCAGTTCCGCCACTTTTCATTGGTTGCAGCGTCAATATTAGCACAAGTGGTGCCAGTGCTGCCGTCCTGGTAAGTGACAGTCTGGCCAACAAAGCCATCCGTAGAACTACCAGAAGTCATGTGCTTCAAGTAATAAGGCACACCATAAGGATACAGTGTGTCACTTGCATTGGTTGGGGTCAGCCAAGCGCGGCTTTCAATCAAGTCAGCCAGTGCCCATGAACCATCAACACGACGCTCCTTCATTATATCAACAATCCTTTTGGTGTTATTTAAGTTTCTCCGTATTTCCAAGTCGTCCCATCCATAGTAAGTGCCAATACGGACCCAAGGCACCTTAATCGTAGACATCAAATCTTCAACTGAAGGCTCATCAGTATCATAGTTGTAACGATACCGTGCATGTCCACTATTATCGAACATAATCTTGCGTTCGATCTCATTACCACCGTCAACAACCATCCTCTCATTTTGGTAAATTCTGGTGAACTCATAATCTTCGTTCGTCCAGTTTACTTCAAAATGATTATCCGGCAGGTCGTTCAGGGTTAATGCAATAAAATCGCCCAACTCACTCATTTTTACAGACATAGTTTCTTCTTTCCGAGAAGGCCCATGCTAACATATTAACCATCAAGGGGTTTGCCCGCCCTTAAATTAGCAAGTCGCTTCTCTGTAACGCTTGCAAATTGTTTATCTGTCATTTTCTGCCCAGGTTTTAGTATAACCGCAGGCGTAATTTTCGTACCTGAAGCACGCAATGTAACACCCTTTGCACGCTTCTTTGCTTTATCCATGATGTCTTTACGCACCATTTCAGTTTGTATATCTGCTGTGAGTACAACATGTGCACTCCGTAAAGCTTCAGGGATGCTCATATTACCACCACGCAGCCGCACACCAGCATCAATGTCATGTGCCATATCAATTAGTTTACCCCTGTTCAACTTTTGTTCAGCTGTAAGGTGTTCAACAGTTATAAGTGGAAAACCATTGGCATCTTTACCAGAGCCGTAAAACTTTTCATACGCCACCAACGCAGGATCAGCAAACCATTGACCTAACTGCTGTACTAACGCGTAACCCTGTTCCTGCTTTGCAACCTTTGTTTCTTGCGTTCCCTGATTCTGTTGCGTTTGTGTCTGTACCTGTATCTGTTCTTGTCGCTGTGAAAGTTCAACTAAGGCATTATTAAGTTGTTCGACTACAACACCAGCAGCTTCGCCGTGTTCTTCCTTATACGCTTTAACATCAACAAAACCTTTTGGCTTTTCTGGTGATTGTACTGGAACAGCACGCGATTGTTCCAAAGCCTCTCTGTCGGCATCAAGTTGTTTCTTGACCCGGCCCTGTTCAGCAAATATTGTATTCACAGATACTTGATCTTGGTGCATTTTCTCAAGCACCTGCCGCGCAGCATCTTCGTCAAGTTTCCAAAGTGCAGCAGTCTTTTCCTTTTTCCATCCGTTGTGTTCAGCTGCTCTAAGCAACTTTTCAGGAATAACTAACTCTAAATCTCCGTCGTCATTTCCTTCAGTATTAACAACGCCTTCATTGTCATCCGTGTCATCAGCCGCATCATCTTCCTTAATCACAGGGGTAGGTGTTGGGTCTTCATTAGACTCATCAGCTTCCTGGGGATCAGGTACAACGACAGGTTCTGGGTTTCCGCCCATTGCCTTCAGCCGTTCCGCTGTCTTAGCGAGTATTTCAGGACTATCATACTGTTCTGCATCGTCCTGTACCATTAGTTCGCCTGTAGCGGTTCCATCAATTTTCGGTGCTTTCATAATTAGATTCCTCTATAAAGGGTAAGAGGCAGTGACTACTGCCAGTTGCTTTTAGGAACATTTGCTACCAGGATAAGAATAAATTTTATTCTTGCCCCGACTTGTTTTTTGTGCTTGTTTTCTAACCCCACATTTATCCATATATTCTTGGTGTGTCTTCTTATGTGTGAATACTGGCCGACACTGATCGTCAATTTCAATATTCGGAAACTCCCTTTTATGTTCTGCCACTTGATCTGGCGATATTGCCAATGAATCAGAGTGTATAGCCACTTTATAAGGCGTGCCCATGATTTGTAATGTGCCGCACGCCAAGTCACCGCCTGTTGCGAACTTGTCTTCAATCCTTACTTCTTCCATCAGTACCCTACATTTGGGGCACTTAAATTTTTCAATTTGAATAATTTTTTCATATTTATTGTTACATTCACCACACATCACTTCTTTTGTACTCGGAATATAACACGACTCAAGTTTAACCACTCTGTTAAGTGCGTCAAGTACAGATACTGCATACCCACAATCACAAAAATAATGATCTTCGTTTAAGTGTCCATATTCTGCACCTATATTGCCCATGATAAACATCAAAAACCCTCCAACAAATTCTTCTTCCCGCTCCAAGTTACCTTATAATGACATTTACGGCAAGTTAAAACAGGCAGTCTCTTATCTTTAGACACATCAACTTCTTGACTTCCACACTTACAATTAGCCCATAATTTTTTAATCATAAGTCCCCCAACAATTCTTTCAATGAAAACTCATAATATTCATATGTCTGTTCAAACCATTCTCTCGAAAATTCAACAGGATCATTGCAGTGTGCTATCATATACTGAATATCATCGTGTGTGTGTCCTTCATCAAGCATGAACATATAATACTTATGCCACATACCCTGAAGTTTCATATTACAACGATAGCACTGTGCGTGAACCTGTTCTTCATCAAACAATATTGCATCAAATCTACCAGGAATGAAATGACCGGCTTGTAACTTGCCAATCGGGCGATGTTTGCCACACGTCACGCATTTGCCGTGCAGCGGGTTTCCAGTAGTTTTAATGCAATCTCTTGTGCGAATATATTTACTGAAAACCGGCCACAGCCAATTAATCCAATCAGTCTTTGTGTACTGCTCCTTTGTCTTTATTTTCCCCGCTTTTGTTTTCTTTGGCATTTTCTCGATTCCTATATTCTTGCATAGCCTTCTCAGTTATATGAAACACCACTTCCTCATTACACCCAGTACAAAATGTGCGTTCCAACAAAATTCTGCCATACACGTCTATCAGTTGCTTTTCATATTCTTCATGCCTACAACTACACTCCCCAATCACTATAATATGTCCCATGCTAAAACCCCTCAGCCATTTCTGATTGTGCTTGATTGGCCCCTATTTGTGCCTGTTGATTAAAACCTTGCTGCTCATTCATTACTGGCACTGCTGACGGATTACCATTGTTTTGTATTGCGCCTGCCACACTGCCTGTTGCCTTGCCTGCTTTACCAGGATCAAGTCCAGCGTGTTCTTCAACAAACTTCAACCGTTCCGTAAATGCAGGATCGTCAACTACTTTAATCATTATATCAGGAATACCCATTTCATCTGCGGCATTAATCAAAAGCTGCATACCGTCAAACCTTTGTCCAAGCTGTTGAAACAACATCTGAGCGTTAGCTATGCCAGGAATTATGTTTACCAGCATTTTTTCAAGTGCCTGCCGCCTATGTTCTGGCTCAACTGCCTGCATAGACCGCTTAACTATTTCAAAAGTCAAACTCAAAAAATTGCCGTTGACTTCTTTTGGTGTCAACACAACCTGTCGCGGTGCCTTACCTGTTTCGCGCACTATTGATGGCATATTCAAAAATGGGTCATAATGGAAAAACCATGCTTGATCGTTGCTGATTCCAGCCTGTACATCGTAAATTAAACCGCGTGCATCCTCCTGCACTACTGATGCATTGCTTTGCAGCGTCCTAACAGCAGTAGCTGTCTTAGAACCACCACCAGTTTTCAGGCCACTCATCTGGTCTACACCACCTGAAAGGTAGTTGAACCAAAACTGTGTCTGCTGGACCATCTTTTCATTTTCAGGATTGCCGCCGCCATACGACACAACCTTTACACCGTCTGGATCAGGTGTCCTGATGCTCTGACCATTATATGCGTCAGCTACTGCCTGTGCCACATCTTCCATGCCAGGTTTGTACAACAGCAAATCTTTTTGACTATCAGCCTGATCCATCAGTTTAATATACATGGAGTTAGCCATCTTGTTTAGTGTACGCCACGCCGACACTGGTGCCACCGGGAACGGGTTATTAGGAACAGGTGGCGTAAGTGAACCAAACCGATATGGACCGCGTGCCGGCCCATAATAATCCTGTACCTTTAAGAAGTCGTCAAAAGTAGCTTGCTTAGGATCGGGCACATAAACCACTGCATCGGCTTCAGGCAAATATACTTCACCTACTCGAACATAATCCTGCGCCTCTATCATTTCAAGTGTTAGTGCAGGGTCACGTGTTACTCGCGCGGCTTTTTGCTGGTCATTTATTCCGCCATCCCACGCTGAAGGTAATGACTTCACAAGTGCAGTATTCCAGCCCTCGACGTCAAGTAAATCCTGTCGCCTAACTGTAGTGAAATGTCCTGTTAATGTTGATTTATTCAATGCTGTACAATACGGGTCAAAAAAGAAATCATCTATGCTTATGAGGTCGGTATAAAGCTGCCCCGGATCAATGTCTTGGTTATAGCCATCAGGTATTAGATTGCCATCAGCAAATATAGAAATCTTGAAAATCGCAAGGCCACATAAGATCATATCAACAACGCCTGCACGCATGATGCTCTTCATGCCGATTTTCTTGTGCAACTCATTCAGTGCAGCACTAAGCAAACTTGCATAATTGGACTGCTCTAAAACCGGCGTAGTAACTCTATTTATGCCTGCATTCATAACTAAGTTTGGCACCCAAGTTCTCAACGCTACAAAAATCAAATTAATTGGGTATTCTCCGGCCATGCCGCGCGGTTTAACATAATGATCCCCTACATATTCTCTAAGTGCTTGCATAGCTGCAATGCGATAATCCTTAACGCGCTCGTGTCCTTTGCGTACAAGCTCACTTACTTGATTTGCTCCGAGTTCAGTTGGCATTAGTGCTCCTATTAACGACCGCGCCACCCGCGCTTGTCTCTCTTAGCTTTTCTTTTCTTACTTTTCCAAGCATCATACCTGCCACCCCACGAATTAAACGGAGTAGGTGGCTTTTTTAATCTTGGCTCTGACACGTCCTCGTCTTCAACAGTCAGCGCGTCAGCGATAACATGATCGCCGTGTAACTTCTTCTCTGATGCAGTTGCTTCAACAAGATCAGCCGGGCCGACACCGCCATCTTTATTATAAATGTATTGCTTTGCCTGATCCAACGCAAACTCAGAATGATTAGTTACCCGCCCAGTTTTTAATGCACGTTCGTATGCACGCAAGAGCAATTCCTTGCCCTCCCGTGTCATCTGATAACCATACTTCTGCATTTCACCCTTTGCACCTTGAATTTTCTCAACAACGGCACCAAGAGTTTTGGTTATATAATAATGCGGGTATTGAAAAACCTGAACCAGCAACCGGCCTAAATCCCACCCAGGCCCATTCTTTTCCCATTTTAAGTATGGGATTCGTTGGGGGTTTGCTCCTCCAACCCACAAAGCCAGTGCAACAATAACTCTTGCGAACTCATGTGGAGGCGTGTTGCGACAAACCCACTTGGCAATAATTTCGCCAGTTTGCTTGCACTTGATTGAGACAACCGATTCAGATGCTCCCTGTCCTTGTGAAGTGTCAATTCCAAAAATATAAGTAAAACTCTGGTCAGGTCGCCCTTTGATAAGCTCGATCCACACTTGCAGTTTTCCATCTTTCACCTTCACAATATGATAACATTTCTGATCTTTTGCCTGAATCAATTTTGGGAGTTGATCATCAGCAATTCCATGTTTAAGTATTATGTTGTGTGTTGAAATTGATGATCGGGCATAAAACGCAATGTGCTTATTAAGTTCACCCAACTCAAAGAACAAGTCACCAGCCTCAAGGTCAATGGCGTAATATTCCTGAGCCACAGCTTTTTGCGTACACTCTTCAAGAACCTTCTCAATGAACGGAGAAGAAATCTTATATATTTTAGTGACTTCATCCTGAACAACGAACCGACCTGCACCCTTCAGCGGGTGATCCCAGAACATCATCGAGAACACGTCAATCTGTCCACTGTTCTTCCAGCGACTAAATTCAGTGCCCGGCCCAGCCACTGTAGAGTTCACAAGTCTGCACGGCGACACGTCATAGGTTGCTGTGCGGATCGCGCTGCCATTGTCAACCTTGGCAAATTCATCTAAAAACAGGATCGCACATCGGTCAGCCGACATAGCATGTTTTGTGGTTGACTCGCCACCTATTGTAGAATTATTCAGTGTGTTGTAAATCCGCATTGATGTGCGGTTATCGCGTCCTTTGACCAGCACGCCAGGTGGGCGCATCCACTCTGGTAAGAATGTGTTCAGGTAATCATGTTTGTAAAACAAACTCTTGGCAATCGGACTGTCAACATAAATCTCAGAACGTGACATTTCACGTATTTCAGTGTTGGGCCTAAACAACCACAACCAGTGCAAAAACGCTACACCAGCCCACGAAGCCCCCATGTCCCTTGACTTGTCTACTAAACCTGACTTACCACTTAAAAAATGATCCTCAAACCAGTTAAACAAATCATCTTGAATCTTCCAAGTTATAAATGGCCAATGCGTGTGTTTAGACGGAACACGGCCAGATGCAACGGTCAAGTCAACTTCAAATTCGTGCTTAGTCCACGAAAAAGTATTAATCCAATACAGACAACTATCTGTGCACGCACGTATAAGATCAGCCTGCAACACTGGGTCGCGTTCAGCAGCCTTTAGAATCTTGTTGCGGTAGGCCAAGTTTGCTTCCAACCTTTTGGGAACTACTAATCCAGTTTTAGAACATGTCCAAAATTCTCGATCTACTGGAAATGGAGTAGCCAGTTTAGGTTTATCTACGAATCCTGATCCAAGTATAGTCCAGCCCTCCTACTCTATAAACGCACTCGGACAGATCATGTCCTTATCTTTTCTTTCTCTAAACAAATTCATGTCTCTACACTCACCGGCACATGCTCCACTATTGCTTGCACACTTATAGTTCTGGTGGCCCACCTTTTTTCGCTTTCGTTTTCTTTGCTGTGTCATTAAGAAAGTCCTTGTTAATCCTACTAACTTTTCCAGGAATACTTTCGCCCTGACGCTTCGCATCTTCACCAACTGTTCCTGCCCTGCCGTCTACACGGTCCATGATTAATTTACGGTATTCCATGCGTACTTTCGGGTCAATATTATCTGTTTCATCCTCACCAACCGGTAATGCTTTCTGTATAATGTCCCGCACAATGGCCTCAGCTTTAGATACTAATATCGTTTTCATTTTGCCGTCTGTTCGACCTGGCACTTTGGTGGATAATAGTTCTGTCATTTCAGAAGCCACCGCGCGAAATAAACTGGACATCAGGTTGCCTGCTCTACTCTTTGCACCCAGTTCAGTTAAATCTCGTTCCCTTTGGTTTGATTGTTTGGTCATGTTAACCGCCTGTAATCAAACCGCCAAAGGAGTCTTGCAATTTCTTTTGCTGTCCTGGTTACATTTTCTTCATCCACCAACCAATTGCTTGCGTGTAGTGCCTCATGTATTACATTTTCAAGGCCAGAACAGCGTGCATTTATGGTTGCGCGCAAAGTAGGCCTGCTGTGGTGTATCGGATCGTCACAATAACCTTCAAGTAGTTCATCATCCTCACCTATGTCAATATCAAATATAACGTCATTAAATGTAGCGGTGCGAACCTTGCGTTGTTTATGCATCAGTACCCCCAAGCTTCAGCGGCATAATCTGGTTCCTCCTCACGATAGTATTTATCCTGTACGAACATCTGTTTTATGGTTGGTATGTCCTTGATAAATAAATCTGAAGGCATTGCAATGATAAGATTGGAATTAAATCCGCCAACCAACACTCCCACGACGGTCCCATCACTTGTAAATATAGCGCAACCTGAACTACCCGGAAAACCGGGCGACGAAGATTGAAATGCCACGCTCCAACCATAGTCATTGTATCCATAGTAACTATCATTTAGTGGATCATAGTCCCTATCAAGCCCGGCTATGATACCAAGCGTAACAGAGTTGAAATTAACCTTACCATACGGCGACCCAATTGTGATTAATTCTTGACCAAGTTGGCACTCTGTGATGCTGCCAAGCTTCAGTACGTGTAACTTGACTTTGTGTTTAACTTTGTTGCACGCAATCTCACGATCTTTTTCAAGTTGGCACGTAAGATCATCGATGCAAATCACTGCAAAATCATATTTCTCGCTTGAGATAGCTCTCGTTGCATGGAGTACGTGTCCACCATCTGTTGTAATTATAAAACTCGTAACACCTTCAACAACATGCCTTGCTGTGCCAATGTGGTTGGGGCTAATCACAAACCCACTGCCCTGCCAAGCAGGACATTGAATGTGAACCACGCCGGGTTTGATCTTCGGGATTATTTCTACAATTGGCTTTAACATAAGAGTATCAATAGCGTCCATGAGGTCTTCGTCAGTGTTCAACATAAACACCTCAAGCCGTTCTACTTTATCAGATAGTTTCTTTACTTCTGATTCGTGGGTAGAATCACACCTGGTATGAAGTTCGCGTTCTGCCACCAGTTCTTCCTCAGTTTTTACGTGCTCCTCTTTTATCTCAATGTCATGCGTTTCGCACGCACCTGAAACTACAAACGCACCCAAAACCAGTAAGGACATAATAATGATTGAAATGACAATGTTACCCAGAATACCTCTATTTTTTCCCATTTTTCTCCTCCTTTGATTTCTCAACAGGCACCGCCTTTGCACGCTCCTCAGCCGCTTTCACCCTCGTTTTCAGTGCATCAAAACTATTGAGTTCAGCAACCACAATTTGAATTGACTCATTAACAGAATTACGTTCAGTCTCTGTCAAAGGGCATTCACTACACGCATGTTGAATATTTTCAAATGCTTGTTGTAGGTTCATTTTTCTCGCTCCTAAATTAATTTGCACTTATGACGTATACGGTACCACCAGTAGCTGAAACAAAACGCAGATTAGTGACAGTGTTAATTGGGATTTCCAGCCAAATATCAGCTTTCAGCAGAACAGGTTGGCCATCTTCATCCCCAATATAGCAGTCACTTAATGCTGTCCACAGCTTTATAGAGTTACACCCGTGCTCCTTTTCAGGCGTTCCCACCAGGTCTGCTGCCAACGCAAGTGCCTGAAATTTTATATCGCTGGTTGAACGATTTGAATTTCTGCCGAACTCCACAATAAGCTCCCTTTGAAGTTCCTCCGTACTTGGATCAATTTTTTCATCCGTACTATTTTTTATCAAGTAACTATTTTGCATTTTGTTCCTCATCTGATTCACTGAGTATAAGTGTAATATACTTCTCTGGGATAATTATCAGTTCTTTGCCGTCGAGTTGAATATTGTCGCCACTTTTACGAAGAAGAATAAGCGTCATCCCAACCTTAACTACCATAGGACACCTTGACCCATCTTCAAGATGGTCGCCAGGGCCGACTGCTATAACTTTGACCTTAATTGGCCTGTCTTTCATCTTATCCGGTAAAATAATTCCGCCAAGAGACGTGCCTGTACCCTCGTCAATGGGCGTGCACAAAATATTGCTATCAATCATTTCATATTTCATTTTTGTTTTCTCCACTTCAGCCTCTACAACATGTATACAAACAACGCCGTCATCTGGGAACTCTGCTACATGAAAACCAAGATTTTTAGGCCAGATACTGATTTTAGCGCCTGGATTGCAACTTTCTAAACATTTAATAAAGTCTTTTACTGTCTTTATCGTGCTTTCTGTACGTTTTTCTTTATCAAGCTTCATTTTTGCACATCCTCCTCAGTTATTGGTTCTAACTTTATTCCTGCTTTACAGTGTACAATGTCTGCACAGATATTAGGGTCTTCATTCGCCGCCGCAGTTAAATACATCACACTGCATGGCCGACACGCACAAACTCGATTATCTTTTTTAGACAACATCAATGGCCCAGAACACCGCGGACAACACTTTGGCAGCCCGGGGGCCAGAGCCATATCCACCGTCAACGGCTTGTTCAAGGCTTCTCTTGACACATATACTGGCTCAACTGTACCGGGACCGTATACTCGGTCGAAAGTACCCTGAATGATGCTGCGACACTGTGGCGTAATCTCGTCAAGTCCGTCCTTTATCTGCTTTTGTGAAGAAGCGCATAGTTTTTCCTCAAAACTGGTCTTATACCCGCCCCGCTTCTTCTTCGCGGGCCACAAAAACCGAAGTAACCTCTTAATTAATTTTTTCATCTTAACCCTCCGCAGGTTTATAAAGCCTTATAAATTCATAGTCATGCAGGCTGTGCACCATTCCAAAAAGGTTCTGGGGCAGGTCTTGAAGTGTAGCGTTTGTAATATCCAGCATTACTTTGAAGAACCATTTACTGTGTTTCTTTTTGAGCCTCCACGATCGCCGCCTACGCCCGCCCACATTTTTGTGTCTCATCTTCTCAACCCTCCCATACCTGTGTAATTGGAATTACACCTATTACCGTCTTAATGCTGCCTACAACCTTATCAGGAAGTGCTATGCCCCGATAACCTTGCAAGTTAATCTTTTCCGGGCTTTCCCAACGACTGAAAGGTTTGTTTGTATCTAATCCCTTATCACGCAAATGTTCAAGTAATTCAAAATGTAACATGTTTGCAATAAGATATTTGTTTATCCACACTGTTCTCATTTCTCAATCCTCCAGTTCTCTAAGTTCTCGATTTATTGCCTCTTCTGCCTGAAACGCTGATTTTCCTGCAAATTGATTCTCGGCCCACTCTAATGCTGCCCGCCAAACGGCTTCATACTTTCTTTCCAAACCCTCTACAGGCAATGTTGGGTGCATGACAAGGGCTTTCTTCATGTGCTCACTAAACCATTTCTTAAATATTACCATTTTCTCAATCATTGTCTCCAAAATATATATATATAACCAAATAAAAGCTGGTCAACAGGCGTTAAGAAAGGCAGTGCACTCTACCATCCCAATACCCGTTGACTCCACATTGTTCAGCACCGAGCCATACTCTCCCAGCGGTGGCTTAAAGATCAGCTTCTGTATCTACTAAAAATTAGATTTTATCTAAAAAACAACACACTTTTTATCGGCGACTACTTCAAAAATTTATAATATTTTTTTCATAAAATCTGCCACTATTTCGCTCTGTAAGAATTATAGTGATTATAGTGATTATGATGACTAAGTTGTAAAAATGGTTGCCTGTGGTTGCCTTAGTATAGAGCCTCCCCCCGCCGCATACCCACAGAGCAAGGGTAGCACCCCGCCCTGGCTGTTGCCGGTACTTCGATCATCAAGCATACGCGACAGCATACGCGACACATTGTCGTGCAAACATACATCATTGTACACTGTACCATCACACACACACACAACCACGTCCAATAATCCTATAGTCGCGTTACTTATCACTGTTTGCGTCCGAATAAAACCTTGTTCTATGTGAATACGCCATAGTCGCGTTATATATTGGGTTATAGTGATTGTAGTGGTCGTATTGTGTATAGCCGTTATACTGGCACTATACTGCAAAACGTGGTCGTTTAGTAACTGGATTGCCCAGGCATCAAAACCTACGAATTTCTTCGTAAAGATTTTTCTACTCACCTATTAAAACACGTCCGAGAATAAATAGCAAGAACAACAATATAACACGTCCGAAATAGTGAATACATGATAATACACAATAAAACACGATATTACACAATAAATCATAGACATAAATATAGAATACATATAGAGTTATAGTTTATTTACACGATAACACGATAATAAATAGTAAGTTAGTCTATACGTATTTGAGAATCTCAAAACAGTAACACGAAAGGTTATTATAGTAACACGTAAATATATATATATATGTACATAGAGGCTATGAGGTAAAAAGTATTGTGTTACCGTGTAAATTTGATATAAGTATATTGTGTGTAAAGTTTTATCGCAAATAATTATTGTGTTTTATTGTGTTTTATTGTGTTTTATTGTGTAAATGACAAAATATTTGAGAATATACTTGCAATACTTTGAATTTATGGTATACTTTATATATGAATAATGAATGGAAAATAATAATGTGGTTAAGCTTATTTGCATATATAGCTTTACTATAAGTGGAGAACAAGATGACAAAACAAGACAAACGAATAAAACAAGAAGATCACGGTCGTTGTCCAGCCTGTGGATATGGCACGCGGCAAGAAAACAATTTGAAAATATTTTAAGAATAAAAAAGAATTAGCTTGACACCGATTTGAAAATAGTGTATACTGTATGTAGTGAGTAGAACAAAAATGCAAGTGGCAAAACACTGCCCAGCTAATTAGGAGAACTGAAAAATGGATATAAATATATTTGAGATAGCTGGTATTTTGCGTGATGAGCGCATTCAGGCATCGACCCGCCCAAGTGATGCGAATTACAAAAATGAAGGATTTGATAATATTACAGATAAACTATGTACATTTATGGATAAGCAGCAACAACAAGATTTTAAGGTTGTCTCTTTGTATAGAAAACCTGTAGACAATGCGGTGGAACATTGCCCGACAGATTAGGAGGTTAAATAATGGATAGATTAGATAAAATGTATTATGCAATTCAAGCTGAAGTACGCAACCGAGAAAGTGATCCTGAATGGATTGAAGGTGTTTTTAAGGATTTTTTCGGGGATAATGAAGATGAAGTATTGGCGAATGTTAAGGATTAACCATGAAAACTAAATCACAGAAAAGACGCGAACGCCGTATTGCATTAAGCAAAATACCAGAGATTGACGGCGATGCGTATCGACAGGGAACAAAGCTGGATAGGATGCAGCACATAGGGCCAGTGCAACAATCAAGATTGAATAAAACTTATACAGTCGATGGTTTTGTTTTTAATACCGGGAAAAAGCACAGACATATTGGATAAATTTTGGAGATAAGAAAATGAATCATGGAGATAAATTTGATAGAGCTAACAAATCTGATAAACTACGCGCAGAACGCAAACGCAAGCGGCGAGAAACAAGAGAAAGATTGACGAAGGCAGCACCTGATTTGTTGGCGGCGTTGAAAAAATTACAGAAGGTGATAAGAAGTTATGGGTTGTTGGATATTAAGAAACGGTTTTCTTTGTGTGCCGCTGATGCACAAGCCAATACTGCAATAAACTTAACCAAAGAAAAATAAAAGATTTTACTTGCATTCTTGAAAATATAGTGTATACTTTATATAGTGCGGGATAGGCAAAACATCGCCTCGATGCAAAACGGACAAAATATTTGTCTATATTATTGGAGACTAAAATGAAATTCTGTTTTTGCCAAATAAGCAATAACTTAATAAATCCACATACCGGCAGCGAGGCAGAACAATTCTATGATACGTTCTGGCAGGCAAAACATGTGGATGGGCATTATAAATCAGAGCATTTTTGGGAATTGCCATTATGGATAGCTGAAATATGCTACACATTGCCGAATACTGTTGAACGTGAATTGTGTATTATATCAGATACACACGAGACATGGCCAGATGCAGATTACTATTTATTTTCTGTGCTTGATGT